ATAATGATTCCCAATCAAATCCTCCGTCAAGGCAGGAATATGCCAATATGTTAGTTTCTCGTTGGAGTCAAATCTTATTTTCTAATTTAGTGTAACATGTTAATTATTTTACAGCTTTCTTTACTTTACTTTTTTGATGATGGAGTGTAACATATAATGAATCTCAACTTAAATTGGGAGAGTCATGCATCGGCTGAGGGTTGGACTGTAGATCGCTTACCAACGGCTGAAGATGCATTAAACGGATTTAGTAATACAAACTATCCAGAATCGTGTAAAGATCTTGTCCAGATTCATTGCTCTCACATTACCCATGAACATCTTACCAGGGGATACTCTCGCAATGGAAATGCTCTATGTCCATGGTATCAGGTTGTTCCTAGACAACCCTGGGCACCCCTGAACCGTTACACATACTCTTTTGGGGGCCTCTATGAACCACTTTCAACCACTGCACAAATAAATATGACTAAATTTTCACCAGCAGTAATTGAGATTCTATTACACTGCTACTACTCCCCTGAAATTCATCCAAGAATTGATAGTCCATGTGTAAAATCAGGTTTAGACGTTTTGGTGTTGTGTGGTCTTATTGAACCGCAAGTTTATATGCCGGGAATTGACACTACAAATTTGAGAACACATAGAACAACTGAACGTGGAGTCGCACATATTAAACAATTGTGTAGTCTACCTTTACCTAAACAAGTATGGGCCGATCAAAATGGAAGAGTTATTGAATGAAAAAATTTAGACTAACTGAAGACCACATTAAACTACTGAGAAACATGTATGTTGGGTGGGGTTATAGTGAAACTGGTGCTCCCGAAATTGATCCTAAACGACCTTATGGTAACAGTGATGTTAATGGTGACATTCATAAGATCATAACTGGAGAAGACCTTTCGTCAGATAGTGATGTTGATTATGATGAGTTACACCAGCAAACCGAAACTGCACTGCAAATTGTTTTACGTGTTGGAAAGTTTGAGCCTGGCGTTTATGTCTGTGATACTTATAGAAGTAATTGGAGATTGGAGTCAAGTGAAAACCTTAAAAGTGCAGAACATAGAGGCAGTGGTTTACTGTATTATCCAGAAAACCTTAATGCTGAAGAGCGTATTGCAGCTTGTATCGAGAACGAGTTATATCATGGAGGAAATCATATGGCGGCAGCAACTGCCATAATTCGGGATATTAACCTTGGCTATATTAAAGTTTGATAAAACTAATCTTAGTAGTAAAACAATAAATTGCGCCTAACTAAACAAGATATTGATAACTTCTTAGAAGAGTATAATACTCAAGAGAAAGCAAGAGAATTTCTGCGTGAAGCTGGATTTATTGATGAAAATGGAAAGCCCACTAAACCTTATAGGAAAGAAAATGAATTTGAAGAATAAAGCTACTCAACAATTGAGATGAATTTATGAACCGATGTTTATGAAAACCAACTACATCTATACCTATTCAGAAAAAGACTCAATCTCTTAAGAATATGGTTAGAATGCTTGTTCTCTGGGGTGGACTTCTTAGAAGAAAACTTCTCAGTGGTTCTACCTTTCCAATTTAATCCAATACCTGGCTCGCTTTCAAGATGAATTACTACTATTTCCGGTAGTAATTCTCTTTTTTGTCTGGGCCATTTTTTGCAATGAATAACATCGGTCCTGTCGGCAAAACCATGTTTATTTGGGTACGTGAATACGTTTGATTTTAGAGGATTCCATAGTTGAAAGTATCCAATAGGCTCATAACCACCATGATGGGTCTTATACTCACACAGTCTTACACCAACCGGAAATTGTGTCAAATGCACAAATATCCAGGCATCTTGTATAGGTTTAGGTGAATTTTGAAACTCTTGCCATTCATCAAAACTCGGACACATTAATCTATCTGCTCCGTAAATCTTAGAAGAATCAAGAGGAAGATTTTCTAAAATGGATCTAGTTTGTGGTGGTAGATAAATATCGGCATCTAGATGTAGCACCCAACCGTTTTGATCTAAATGTCTGAGACCTTCGTTGATACCTCTTCCCTTGTTGAATGTATCTCCATTCTCATAAAAGGCATTGGTCTGAACACACATTACGTTATAGTATTCACAAAGTCTTTTGGTCTCTAGGTCTTCAAAATCGGTTACAACAACCAATTTGTCAAACTGATTTTTGGTGCTAGGTAAAGTATGAGCTAAAAAATCTGAATAGTTTACGCAAACTATAACTGCTTCTAATTTCATTGTAATATCCAATTCTACAAAAATATTTATGAATCTTAGACAATTAATACAGAACAATTGGGAAGGTCGGGCATTTATGAAAATTGCCTCCAATAAAGATTACAGAAAGGAGATTGAAGATAAGACTTCTTTTTTGAATTCTTATTATGAATGTCTAAAGCTAAAACAGAGAGCTTATGTTTTGTTGAATGATCTATCAGAAGAGCAACTACCTTATTGTAAATGCGGGTGTGGTAAAAGAGCTAGTATTAATAGATTGGCAGAAAAAGGGTTTAGTGAGTATTTTAATGAGGAATGTCATAGAAGAGCCTCCAAGATTTCGGATGATGCTCTGGCGAAACTTTCCGATAGAGAATGGTTATTTGAGCAGAGAATAGTTCTTAAGAAAGCCATTGAGACTATTGGTGAAGACTTGGGTGTGTCGCATGTTCCCGTTAAAAGGTGGCTCAAGATTCATAATATTGATAATCTGGTTGATGCAAGAAGAAGAAATACGGCTGCTACCGAAATCTTTAATGATAAAGAAAAACTAGAGAATCTATACAATTCTGGAATGACATGCGAGGCCATTGCCGAGAGTCTTAATAGTACAAGGGGAACTGTTTCAAGATGGCTAGTTTATCACGATATTGAAAGAAGAGCGTCAAACTCTTATGAGAGAACTATTAATAAAGTCAGTGGCGAAGAGCGGGAACTTATTGATTTTATTGGTGAAATATACTCTGATGAGATTTTAACTTCTAATCGTTCAGTTCTTAATGGGCGAGAGCTTGATGTTTATTTGCCGAAACACAACCTGGCTATTGAGTATAATGGGCTATATAGTCATTCTTATAAACCTTGGGCTGAAAGTGAAAGTTTAATTAAAGGCCCGAACTATCATCTATCAAAAACTCTGGATTGTGAAAAACAGGGTATTCAGTTGATTCATGTTTTTAGCGATGAATGGAACTACAGGCAGAATATTGTTAAGTCTATTATAAAAAGTAAGCTGGGCCTTAATGAGAGAATTTATGCCCGTAAGTGTAATATTGTTGTTGTGGATATTGATTGTAAGAATAAGTTTCTAAATGATAATCACATTCAAGGGGAAGATAAGTCTGGAATTAAACTTGGACTAGAATATGAAGGCAATTTGGTGTGTTTAATGACCTTTAATAGATCCAGGTTTAATAAAAATTATGAGTGGGAATTGGTGCGGTTCTGCAATTCTGGTGGTCTTAATGTTGTTGGTGGTTTTAGTAGGCTACTGTATTATTTTAGGCATGAGTATTCGGGATCTATTGTTTCTTATGCGGATAGACGGTACTCTAACGGGAATGTTTATTTTAAGAACGGGTTTGAGTTAAAACGAGTTAATAAACCTGGGTATTATTACGTTGATAAGAATTATTTGGTTCGTCATAATCGCATGAAGTTTCAGAAGAAACTTATTGGGGCTTATGACTGCACCGAGTATGAAAAAGCCCGAGAGATGGGCTTTAATAAGATATTTGATTGTGGTAGTTTGTGTTTTGGGTTAAATTATGTTTCAGAAAAATGATGAACGTGTTTATGATGTTAGATCGGACTATTACGTCTACCATCTTATTAATCCATCAAGTGGGTCTCCTTTTTATATTGGAAAGGGGAAGAATAACAGGTGTTATCAACATCTTAGTGCCAGGAACAATTATTCACACAATAAGCGGCTTGGTGGATTTATTAGGAATCTTAGATCTGCTGGAATTGATCCCGTTGTTATTAAGATACGTGAGGGAATGAATGAAGAAGCTGCTTATATTTTGGAAGAGCAAGAAATTCTTAAATATGGCCGCAAAGGATTTGATGAATGTGGCATTCTTATGAATATTTTTATTGCAAATAGGCCAGAGAAAAGAATTGGAAGTGATAATGGATTTTATGGTAAAACTCATAGTGATGAAACAAAAGCACTTTTAAGAAGGCTCGGTACTGGCAGAAAGCATAATGATACAGTAAAACGTAAAATAAGTGAAGCACATAAGGGTAAACCGAAATCAGATGAACATAAAAGAAAAATAGGAGACAAATCAAGAGGGAGAATACCAAAAGAAGAAACTAAACAGAAACTTAGAGAGTATAACTTAAGAGAAGATGTATTAAAAAGAAATATTGAATCAAAACAAAAAGAATGGATTGTTATAAATCCTGATGGTGTTGAAGAGTTTGTTTTAAATTTATCTGATTATTGTTTAGAAAATGGATTAAGTAGAAGTAAGATGTATTCGGTTGCTTCTGGTAACAGGAAACACCATAAGAAGTATAAATGCAGAAAAGCTGATAGCCAATAAAAAAGAGGGCCATTGAAGCCCCCCTTTGGATAAATGTCAGCGTTTGCTCACATTAAGTTGGCCACGCGGACGCGACGGTAGTAACGATTGGAGTTAATCTGTAGTCTACCTAGACCTTGATCAGTACCTTCAGCGAAGGGATTGGCAACCAAACCGTAGCGAGTCTTAAACCCGATACGAGGAGTAAATGTGTCCTGACCTACGGCACGAACCATTTGTAGAGGCACATATGGCGCATAAAAAATTCCAGCGTCAAATGGACTAGATCCCTTATAACCTACCACATAATATTGATCGGCGCTAACGTTAGCAGAATAGGGATCAATATAAACGCGCCATTTACCCATAAGAACGCCAGCAAAGGTATTGCCGGTATCATCAACATTAAGGTTAGCATTAAGAGCGGGAGTATAGTCAAGTACACCTGCCATAGTAAGCGCAGAGGCTACGTCGGCAGAGCACATGATAACATTACCCTTTCCGCGACGAGTGCGTTGATTAATAGCATTGGCATCGCGCTCAATTTGGAACAGAAGACCCTTGAACTTCTCAACAGACCAACGACCATTGGAATCAACATCAAGGTCAAAGATACCAGGAGTAGCAACGTTTACGGCAGCACCCTGTTCGGCAACCTTATAGATTGTACGAATAACTTCGCGGTTGATTTCAGATAGAATTTCAGTAGAGAGAATGTTGGCAAGCTCAGCTTCTGCACTAACACCGTGAATGGCCTTAAGATCTTGAGCAAGTTCAAGAGTGTATTCAGCCTTCAGGGCACGGCTCTTGGCCTCAACCATAACCTTCTCAATAGAGAAGCTCATTTCGTTGAATTGGTCGCCAGCAGAATAGCCGAGGGCTTCTGCATCACCAGTACGCATACCTTGACCGACTTGATAGGCGGTAGAAGATGCAGTACCAACGGGATTCAACAAGCCAGGGTTAAAGCCAGCATTGTTGCTATTGGTTGTACCCATACCAACGGCAGCATTAGTAAATCCGGCATTAACATTGAAGCCGCTATCTTGACCGGAGAAAGTGGTATCTACTTCGTTGAAGAATGTTTCGGTGCCGAATTGATCCTTATAGCGTGAGCGCATTGCAAAGATTAGGCCGGTAGGACCGGTCATCGGTTGAACGCCAGCTAGATCATATGCGACCAGATTAGGCATTGACCGACGAATCAGTGAGATAAGTACAGGGTCAAAACCGGCAACAGGGCCGGCTGCATTAGCACTACCACTAAAACCACCAGTAGAGCCAGCGGCATTACCATAGGTGGTTTCAAATAGAGTACCATTAGAAAAGCTTTGATCTTCGCGGAGAGAAATTTCTTGATTTTCTAGAAGTTGAGCAGTAACCTTTTTGCGGTGAGAATCCTTGATAGGATCTAGACCGTCATAGTTAAGAAGAGGAGCCCACTTTTCTAGCAATTGTTCTTGATCCAACATTTGCATTTGATTTTTACCTTTTTGTAGTTTTGAATTTGAGTAATATTAAAATCAGATTTTAGAGAACATATTAGCCACCTTAAGATAGCCTTCCATAGAATTAGAGACTGGCTCTTGATATTCGTAGGCTTCTGACAGATCGGTTACTGTGCTCCTGGTTGCTCTATGAGTTGGGAAATAAGATTCCCTAAGAGTTTCCAACTTATCCCTATAAGTTTGTTCACCTTCAAACTCAACACTTTCAGCAAGTGTGGCGAGCTTCTCCTTCTGAGTGACGGCTAATCCTTCAGAAACATCATCAAGAATTCTATCTGCAACAGACTCAGAGAGTCTTTGGTTTAGACGAACATTCTTTTCAATTTGCTCGTTGAGTTTTTCTTCCATTTCATCTAGTTTTTCTACCATTCCTTCCAGAACGTCATACTTTTCTTCAGGCATTTCCACATAATGTTGTTCACAAAGTCCCTTAAGACCTTCTAAGAAAGATTCGGTTACTTTAACCTTGATACCGGTCTCTACTTGAAGACGGTTTTCCTCTAG